AAACTTGAACTCTACAACATATGCCAATCTACCTCCAATAAAGAGAGATGCAATGATAGGGAGATTAGCGTTGAAGTCTTTTATGTATCGTGCTCTAGTGTAATCATTAAAGCAACCGCCTCCATTCGTAGCCTTACCAGTGTAATTCTTTGGTTTAACTTCTTTCTCTTCTGTCGTGATCTTGTGACGTGCATCACGACCGAGTTTGCCAGGAATGGGATCACATCCTGCAACTTCAGCAGTAATGTGCTCTCGCAGAGTAGAACTGTTGGAGTCATTGATGTAGATGTCATACAATTCCTCAAACAGTTCATCTCTGGTCTCTGTAGCACGACCTAGAGCACGATCAACAGCGAGTGTGAGGAGTTTTTCAGAGAACATGATCAATTTGCTGTTGTGTGCAGTCTACCAACACTCACTAGGGTCAGGAGGGTCTGGTAGACAGTTCTCTAAGTGGTTGTATAGTGCTGTGTCATTGACACCATGCTGCATAGCATGATCTTTAGTGTATCCGAGAGGACAACCCATCATGAGATCCATAATGAAACGGATCTCAGACAGGGATAGTGTAACTTCTACAGGGTTCATTCTCCCATCACAGGAATAACGTCTACTGTACTCACATCAGGATCTAATTGAATGTTTTTCACGAAATGCAGTACATCTTCATCACTAAACATGACAACTGACTGACGCTTGCTATGCAGTCGGTCTTGACGTTGCCACCATTCAATGCGATATTTCATAGAGAAGAACCTCGTTGGAATTTTTGGATGTCACTAAGAGTGACGTGAGCAGCATACCCATAAGAGGTAGTGCCGTCATCATTGTACACTGGATCTTGCTGTGCTGGCAGATTCTTCACATAATCGTCAAGATTAACCTCACGGTGTCCCATCATGAGAGATCTGAGAGCAACTGCCTTGTCCATTTCTTTTTTGTGATAATCTATCACATCCTGCACACAAGATAGCATCTCTTCATATGTTTGTCGTGCAGATACTTTGTCATCTTGGAGGTAATCATCAATCGCATCTTGCATACGATTTTTACGCTGGTTTGCATACTCTTTCTCCCAGTCATGTTGAATTTCGGGGCGTCCTTCAATAATCATCAGTGGAATTCCTCATTACGACGACGGTCAAGATATTCTAGCACCTCAGAACGCCACTCCATCAACTCATGATAACATTCTTGATTGTGAGCACACTGACGTAGTTCTGAATCTGGTTTTAATACACTTTCATAGAACAGTCCCAGTGCATCACGGCGTTTCTGATGCTTTACTTCATGCTCATTCATAGGAAGTTAGAGATCGTAGGTCTTAGGGGTTTGACGATTTGCATAGCAGTGTATGGAGTCGTCTTGTGAATATCTATCGTATCTCCTTGCTTTGTGGCATTGATGGGAGCATGATAGCATTGTTTCTTAATGTTGTAGAATCCCCAGATGGATTTGGGAGTTTTGTCGGTATAAGAAAACTGCCCATGATTACAGATCCAGATAGCAAGAAGATTACGCTTGAAAGATTGAACTTCATACGAGTAACCTTTGGGTGCTTTGTGGATAAAATCGGGTGGTAATTCTAACATCAGCAGTAGACAGGAGAGTAATCATCACCTTGGTATGCTTCCAGGTTGAAGTCAGACACAGTAGCACCGTTGGCGATGTAATTGTTCACATCATACACCATGTCAGACTTAGTACGAGTGCTGAAGGAAGTCATCTGCTGAGAGATCTCTTCAGTCGGGTGCCAGATGACACGCTTGACGTAACGCTTACCAGTGCCAACAGGGAAGTAATCAACTTGAGTGGCAGAGGTTTGGAGTTGCATGGGGCGTTCCCTTGACTACTCATGTAGTATGGCATGAAAAAGGGGGTCTGTCAACCCCCTAGACACTTCTTAAACTGTCACTTGAAGAGTGGACCCCATGCCCATGCCACCAATACTTCTCTACATCCATGCGTGACAAATTCAACGCAATGATGCATACTAGATGGAAATACCAAAATATCTCCTTTTTTCATAGGAACTTGCTCATATGCAATATTACCCTTTGATAGGCATTGAAACTTGAACATTCCTCCCTCAAACTCGTCTCCTGGTTCACTCAACAACAACGACATTGATAATTTCCGAGTTCTTCTGGGAACTTGTGTTGAAATTACAGTATCGCTATGCCAATCATAATGACCATGAAAAGAACTATCAGGATCACCATAATATTTTGTATATTGAATGTCCTCAATAGCATCCAATTCAAACTGCCAATCTGGGTCAGAATTAGCACTCTCAAACTGAGTCATAATGTATTGCTTCATCTGATCATCTCTGACCCAAGCAATATCAGACTTACGAGTTTGAATATCAACTCCATGTTCTCCTTTTCCTAGGTTGATAGTACCATCTGTCCATTCAAGATCTTGCGCTCTTAGATACTTATTGATACCATCAATTGCTTCAAGAGGGATAGATGCCTTCTTGTACTTGTAGAATTGATTGTTTTTGAACTCAATAACATCGCCCTCTGCATTGGCAATTACAGTTCCACGTGAAACGTCTACTTCCATCACTCCTCATCTACTCTATCTACAGATTGAATGTCACAAACAGGGACTTCATGCTCACCACCAACAATATACCATGGCATCATCTGCCCATGATATTCTGGGTGTGCCTGATACTCTTCAGTATATTCAAAGTCACCGAGATACTTTAGTTCGCTTTCGGGAATATCGTGATCGCGTAACATTGCTTGTAGCTGCAAGTGCAGCAACTCGGGTTGCGTAGGTACTTTCATTAGATCTCCATTGTTTACGAAGTTGTTGGTATTTGGTATCATATGCTGCGAGATCTCTCACTCGCTTGAAGATTTGTGCTGCTCTTGCTTTTACATTCGTGAGGCAATCTTCCTCACAGGTAGATACACTCCCATCTTCTGCATATTTGCGTCCCGAAGAGTGATTGGCATACCGTCTGGCACGAGTGAATCCCATCTCAAGGAATTTCCTTGCCATGTCCATCCCAACGAAATCATTCCGTCGTTTATACTCACAGAACATCTCGTATATTTTATTAGAAGATGTAGTAGCCGTTTCTTCATCTACGAACCGCCAATGAGCACAAATGTCGTTAGTGTAAGGGCGAACCAATAGGACTCCTTGCTCTCCCCTTCCAATACGATAAAGTTTGCGAGTTTCTGTATCTGTAAAGTCAAGGTCTTCATAAGGAAGTTCATAACAAAACTCAAGCATGGGGTCCTACTGACGCTCTGCTACCATAGCACAGGCGTCAGAGGTTGTCAATAGTTCTGCCAGATAATATCCCCATATGGGTCAACCACATATGCTTTGAAGAAGTAATCAGAGTCTGGGCACTGAGACTCACGTGGGAACCAAGACCCAGCGTTAAGAGATGCTACAGTCTCGTCCTCAAATCTAATTGTGTTAAAGATTCCTTGTTTAATGATGTCCAAAGCATAATCATCAATAAATTCTTCATACCATGCCGCAACAGTATCTTTAGTTGCTTGTGGTAATCTATTGTAATCAGTGAGATCAAAATAAACTAGACAGCATTGATATCTCTGTGCGTATGATGCAATCAAATCATATAATTGCAATTCGTTTCCTTGAACAATCATGCCGCACCTCCACTCTGCTCATCAATTTGAGATTGTAAGTGTGCGATGAGATCATCCAACCATACTTTTCTTTGATCTCTTTCCTCTTGTGTGAGTTCTTCTTCATCCATCGCTGGGGGTGGATTAGTTGCTTTCTCATATTCTAGGAGAAGAACACTGAAGTAATTGTTCTCTGTCAATGACTTCATGACAAGATAGTTTGCGATCTTATCTCTGAATAGTTTCAGATAATGTCTGCCAATAGGCAAGAACTGCTCATCAGTTGACAAATACTCAATGTCTGGGTTGTCAACAGCAAATACTTTTGTGTAAAAATCTGGAGAAATGGGGAACTTGGTTCCTTCTGGGTTGGTTGAGAACTCCGTTGTATCTGTTAGATCTCTCAATTTAGATCTGTACAACATATACATTTGCTTTCCAGCATCATCCAGTGGACTATCTGCACCAATTGCCCAGTCAGTTTCCGATAGCAAGAAGTTTCTAGCAAGACGCAGAGAGAATGGAGACACTGCTTTCTGCTTCTGATACATCCTTGCTAGTTCCTGTTGGAACTCAGCATTCTCAATTGAATCAATTAGATAGAAACCTTCAACTAGTTTATTCTTGAGTGCTTCTGCTTCGGATACAGCAATTTGCTCCATCTCATAGTCAACCCACTGATATTCTCCAGTGGAGAAATTTTTCTTATACTTTCTACGCTTAGCATAGAATGTGTTGTTAGTATACCAATTAAACATGATAAGTTTATCCTTATCACTATCCCACAAAGGATAGAGATAAGGGACTAGTTCATCATTCCAGTAAGTTTCTGGAATGACTTTAATTGTTCCGTTATAACTGATTTCTTGCTGAATAACATCAAGTTGCACCTGTAAAACAGGCATATCAGCTGAATTAAAGGTTGACATGCTATCTAGTATTGGTCTCCAAGTATATTTAGAACGCTTTGATTAGGTACTTACAAAGTCTGTATGGATGAATCAGAGGAATATCAAAATCAGGGTCCAGTGTGGCTTGTGGTTCTACCTTAGTAGTTGACTTTAATGTAAGTCTAGCATCAGTTGCACCTACTCCAGAACTATATGTAATTGATGGTCCAGTCTCACCCTGAACAGTATATGCTAGAGAATCAACTGCTGGTTTTGAAATTGCACCAGCACTAGGAACAAATACCAACTCCGTTACTTTCTCTTTCCAGTAAATGATCTCCGCAATACCATAATGATCTGTTTCAGCATCATTATCATTTGCACCACTCACATTAGCACGTGGTTGCTCAATTTTAATTTTAGTATTATTTTGCTTTGCTACTGCTGGTAATGCAACAGTATAAGTATACCACTGAGTATCACCAGAAGCACCATCCCATGATTCAGATACAGCAGGAACATCACCAATAAGAGGATCTGTTCTAGTTGCATTTGGATTGATAATAGTATCAATCAGGTTCCAGGTTGTTGATCCTTCTAATTGATAATACATGCGAACAACTTCTTCTGGAGTATCACCACCATTTACACCATTTCCTCTACATGCCTTGATAGAAATATAGTTTACATTTGATGTGTCAACTGGAACAATCTCAGCATATCTAGTTTTTGATGTTTGATTGTTTAATCCACCAAATTTAAGATACTTTGTATATCTCTGAGAGGAATTATTTGCCAAAGTAATAGTGTCTACAGTTCCTGCTCCAACATCAATTGTCGCTGTTGCGACAGTTTCCCCACCAGCACCATTCAAGACATAAACGTATGGTTGCTCAGTATATCCACTACCACCAGAGGTTAAATTAATTGCACCAACAGTACCATTACTTGTTAATACTGCTGTTGCTGTTGCACCAGAACCACCACCACCAATGATTTTAACATCAGGAACTTGTGTTAATGGTAGTTTAAAGTTACCAGCAGTTCCAGTTCCCGAACCAGAACTGTAAATATCAATATCCCAATCATCAGCAGTAGCAGAACCACGTTCTACAATATCACCAATTGATACTGTTGTATTACCACCCTCGTAACCAGTAATCTTACCAAGACCAACCTTCACATATCCATTTCCACCATTAGCAGTAGATCCACTAGAACTACCAGATGCAGATACACCAGAACCACCCTGTCCAACGTAAATTTCTGCTGTTGATGGACTATCAAGGTCTGCCCAGTTTACGTTACCACTCCAGGCAGCACCACCACCGCCGCCTCCTCCACCAGGAGTCCAATAATCATTGTTATATGAAACAACCATTCTGACTTTTCCTGTTGTTCTTCCTGATGTAGATAGTGAACCATTGGTAAAGTAATCAGAACGATAGGAACTTACTCCACTCCTACCACATCCACCACCACCATGACCACCGTCACCAGCAGGACCACCACCAGGACCAGCAGAACCACCACCGTTACCAGAACCACCGAAAGTTAGACCGTTGACGGCACAACCGCCTCCACCGCCTCCACCGCCGCCGCCGACGCAACCATAGGCACCACCAGTACCACCAGCACCAGCACCTAGAGGACTTGTAGTTGCCTGCAGTCCAACTGGTGCTCCACAACCATTTGTACCAGCACCATTATCGTATCCAGTAGCACCAGCACCGCCGCCGCCACCAGCACCAGCTACAATTTGAGATCCTCTCAACAGAAGTGTTGCTGCACCTCCAGCACCTCCATCAGCATCAGCATGACCAGAACCACCCGTTCCACCTTTTCCAGAGTGACTTGCAGTACCACCAGAAGGTTGACTGCTACTAGAGTTACCATCCCCACCATTATATCCAATTTGGACAGACCACGTATTTTGTGTAAACGTGCTTAGTTGATCTGATCTCAGTTCAACATATACTCTTCCACCATAGGATCCAGACCATCCACCACGGGCATTACCGCCCTTTCCACCATGAACATAGAATGCAGCAGAAGTTGCATTAGTTATGCCAGCAAGACTAAAACTACCATCACTGGTCAATTCTGTATCTACACTGCCGCTCTGACCACCAACGAATACGTTAACACCAGCACTACCAGCACCATAAAGAACTCCGTCTACAGATCCACCAAGGAAACCTTGCAATCCACCACTACTTGGATTATTTGGATAATCTGCATATGGATATCCATTTCCAGATACACCATTACCACCATCACTGCCATCTAAACCATCAGCACCACCAGTTCCTTCTGAACCAGTTGATGACTTAGATCCACCGTCTCCACCAAGTCCACCCTGCAATCCACTTGATCCGTTACCCTTTCGTCCACCACCAGCAACGATGTTAATAGCACTGCCATCACCGATTTTTAAACTACTATTAGTTCCATTGTTTCCACTAATAGTTCCTGCAGCACCAGAACCACCGCCACCAACAACTTCATAGTTAAGAACCGATGGAGATCCTGTGATATTACCTAGGTTGATATAATATGGACCACCAGGAGTTCCAAACTCCCACACATCAGAGTAATCATAGATTGGTGTACCACCAGTAACAACGTTTCTGTTACCAATTGTAGAGTTGCTTTGGAATCTTAAAAATTCTGGATCTGGAATGAATGTCTGGAATTCATATGATCCAGCACCATTTGCACCAGATGCCAAATAATACTGTTCAGATTCTGGAACTGTTGGATCTTGAAGAGTTCCATTACCACCATCACCACCTTTATAATCAAAAACATCGTATGTTGCAACCGTATTATCATCATTTGGTTGTCTTAACAATCCATGCTTATGAGTGAAAACAGTTCCCGTGGTGGGATACCATCTTGTGACTCTTCCACTACCCAGCTTATAATCTTGAAGATATCTATCGCCACTACTCTCTTTGATCCAACTCTCACCGCCAGGTATAGAGTGATATACACTGTGACTATGCTGGAATACACCAGATAGTTTTGTCTCTCTCATAGTAACAGTGACGGTTTGACTTCCAATAATGTCACAACCCGTCGTCTCAACTACCTGATCATATCCCGATGTAATAATTCTACCCAGAGAGAAGAATTCATCTTGAGATTCTCTAGCAAAATACCATTGTCCACCAGTGGTTCCAACACCTAGAGATGTATTACCAGCATTGGGTGAATTGTTTCCAAATACTGGACCGTTTCCTACGATTTTCTTTGCTTTCGTATCTGGTACAGCAAATGTTCCAAGATATGGATCTCCCCACCACTCAAAAACATTTGCTTTGTTGATACCTCTAACACCACCAGTGTCGGGATCAATTCTTACAATAGCAGCAGCACCAGATCCCCCACCACCAGAAAATGTAACGCTTGGTGGGTTTTGCCAATCATATCCAGAACCAGATTGAATGATATTTACTGCGGTTACTTCTCCAGACTGAACATCAATGACAGCAGATGCAGTTGCTTGAATTTCAATACCACTTACAGGTGGTGGATCAACAGTAACAGTGGGATTTGATGTATATCCAGATCCCCCATTTGTTACATCAATTCCACTACTAGATCTACCACCATAATCATTTCCAATGATAGAATATAGAGCAGGATAATCTGAAATATTATACTCAGATCCATCACAATACAGATATCCTTCATGTGTATATGCTGGATTATCACCAGTTAAATAAGCGTTTCCCGAGGTCTCATTTAATGCTGGGTAAGCACCACCTGCTTTGACAAAACTATGGTCAAAGCTATTGGCAGTGGTTTTAAGATTGGGTACAATAGATCCAATTGGTGTCGTATCCACCAACATATCAGTCAGGAATCCCTGTCTTGCGTTTCTATAACTCTGTGACATGATTAGATCTTAATTAGATATTCCATTACGATAAAAGGAGCACATGCAGAATCAACTGAAACTGATGAATCTGTTCCGATTGACATTGTTGTACTTAGATTTTCTGGTGGCACAACAATTGCTCTTGTCTTAATCGTATAGTCATGATCTCCTCTATCCAAATCAATACGGTGATTATGCAATGTTGGATCTGTTCCAGCAGCGATTGTTAAATCAACCGTGTCCGTAACCACATTGTCAATATCAGTTGTAGCGGTAGAGTCATTGACATCTTGGTTTGACTGAAGTGGAACAACATCATACAAACTGTTATTGTCAAAATCTAGTGGAACTCCAGGATATCCCTGATCATATGTGACCTCAACAGTATTTGAAAATGATGCGTCATCACCACCACCAACACGAATACATGCACCAAAAAGAGATTCTGCATTTTTAAATCTGACAGTATTACTGCCATCAGGAGAACCTTCTAATTCAGCACCATCCAAGTCGTACTGATCATTTGATATACAATTGTATGTATATTGACCAGCACCAAAAATACAACCACCCCAGTAAACAGTTTCCTGTTCACCAATACCAAATTGCTGTCTGGAAGTTGGTCCACCACCTTCTCCAGGACTCCACTTACTCTGTGCTCTACATGGTTCTTGAGCACTTCCTGGTTCTCCACTACTATTTGCAGTAGCATCTAACCAATCCTGAATTGCGATTGTAGATGCGTTTCTCAATCCAGTTCTACCTTCTGCAACTGGATTGTTAGTAGAACTTTCTAGAACTGATAGATTTCTTGCCCTTACAGCACTATGAAAGTGTGCGTGGG